CCGCATAAGGTCTACCTTATGTGTATACAAAAAGAAAAATAGTTCATCGAACTGGTGGCATTTTTGTGTGTGATTGTGGTCTTTTCTACATGGTTTCTGGTTGGTGGGCGTGAGTCTTCTGGTAAGAACCAGTGGCCGCGGTCATGCTTCGAGTTACGTGATAGTTTAGTTCCACTTTTAGGGAATAGCGTCACCAATCGACCTCCAATTCGTTTGAAAAACAAATTTAATTTTAAGGACCTGTTTGAGTTTCAGTAAAAGCTTATTCTTAGGGAGATTTGGGTTCATCCCTCAGAGTTTATTGAATTGAATCCTATTTATATCTGTTGGATCTTCAGTTAAGATCTATTTCATGGAGAATTGGGTGTCTCTGTGATCTTATTGTACCCATTTTGAACTTTTGGCATTTAGTGAAAAATGTCACTTGAAGTGAATTAATCATTATAACTTCATTTTATCGTAATGAAGATGGACAGCATACTTCTAGGCTCTATTTGGTGGACTTGTACCTGAAAAGTGTGTATGTTTTGGAAGAAGTAATCCGATGGATTTAAAACACGGTTGATTCCATCTGCTTCTTTTATTGAACATATAGCTACGTACTATCCGTAGGCAAGATTCGAGAGCCGAAAGAAGATACAAATGCGGTTGACTGTCTGCATCTGTTGTCGGGACATGTGAAACCACGACTCGTCATTGTGGCGTATCTCGTCCATTTAGATTACAGGATGCCCGTAGAGATTTCAATGCTTATATGTCAAAAATCAATGGAGAGTGTAACAAGTGTGAATAACACCAAGCCCTTGGAAGGCAATTTAACCAGTGGAGGGTCTTCGGATGGCTCCACAAAATCAAGGAATAGTGAGAAACACTCGGGTTACCGGCCCATCATGCAGAATTCCTCTATAAAAGATGGTAGAGTGTCGCATGTTGTGGAAAATGTGCCCAAACAAAGCATTGAGGTTTCAAGCGATGAAGATTTGACCTTATTTACAAGGCCTTTCAAAGTTAAACCTTTAAATGGCCCCTCTGTTCCACGTCAGAAGTGGACAGAAACAAAAAGTCCTAATCGCTTGCGAAAGGAAAATCATGTTATTGCAGAGATTCTTAATGAGATCGAAGATTTGGATCTTGCAGGGAAGAAACTGCAACGATGTGTTGAGAAAAATCGTGATCGTAGAAGGAAGGATGATCAGGATAGGCGAATGATTAAGAAAGATAAGCTTGGTGTGCGCGTAGTTACCGGAGAAAAGGCTACAATACTCCGGTCACCGAAACGTACAACAAGTGAAGTTAAAAAGAGCAAAAAGGTGCGTGGTGGCGATTCATATATAGAACACCACGTTCCCCAGATGTTCAGAAATCTTTCAATGCCGCAAGTCCCTCTCCCTTCTATGCCTGGATCATGGTTTTCAAATGTTGGTTTCGATCCTGAAACGCGTGATCTTTTGGAAGAATCTGTTGAGAAAATGCGAAATGTAAAGGTTGAGCACTCAATAGTTGCGAGTGAACGTGTACTGGAAGCTGCAGAGAAGTTGACACAGGCTGTCAATGATGTGAAAGTTTCAGGCTCAGTGGAATTAGGAGAAAATGCATCAAAGGTGTTTTCAGGCCTGACAGATTTTGCTCTTTTTGGTTTGGTTGCAGTGATTATTTTGATCATAAAACCTACAACCAACAAGGAACGTGTCTATGTTATGATGCTTATTACTGCTGTGCTTTCTACTCGTTTTGATTTAACGAGTTTAGTGCAAAAGAGTGGTCTTTTCTCTTTTCTTTCACGTCCAGTTGAGGTAAATGCTCCCCAAATGTTTAATGGTTTTCCAAGTGATACGTCCAGTGTTGATGAATTGAGTACAATTGTGATGTCGATGATCAATTTGTACTTGTTCAAAAGCGTTGGTACGGAATTGTTGGATCCTAAAGAGTTTTTGAAGGTTACAAATCAAATTTCTCGTTCTACACCAACGGTGGTGGGAACGATGAGAGGTTTGGGCCTTCTGGTTCAGTATATAACTCATTGTTTGGATAAGCTGTTAGGCACTGGTGATGCAATGGTTAAAACTGGTTATCCCTTTCTCGATGCGTTCTGGTCTGAATATAAGACCATTGTTGATTTATGGGAGAATAGGGAGTTATATAACCGTCAAGAGTCTGTTGATAGAGTAAAGGCTCACATTGCACTTGGAGAGCAGTTGATTGTGAAGCTTCCTTCAGGTGGAAAGTATGGGGGTATGAGAATGTCTCTTGTCAGCGCTACTCAAGAATTGAGTAAAATACGGAAGGAGTTGATGGCTTCCAACTTTAAATACGCTGGCATAAGACAGGAACCTTTGGCCTGTTTGTTGATTGGAAAGCCAGGTGTTTTTAAGTCCCAAGCTATGCAACATATAGCGCATGCAGTTAACGCTTTACTCCTGGATGAAGAGGAGTTTAAACGCTATACTGCAGATCCAAATTCCTGGGTGTTCAATCGTCAAGCAGAAAATGTTTATTGGGATGGATATACAATGGATAAAACCATTGTTTTCTTTGACGATATACTGCAGGCTCGAGATACAGTTGGAGAGCCAGACAACGAAGCGATGAATGTTATTCGTGCAATAAACATCTTTGAGATGAAGTTGCACATGGCCAAAATGGAAGATAAAGGAAATACAAGCTTTCGTTCAAAGTTTGTTTTGGCAAACACAAATCGTGAAAATTTCAACCTTGAGAGTATTAATGAAATTGGTGCTTTTATGAGAAGGTGGGATGTTGTTGTGAAGGTTACTCCCAAGGAAGAATATGCGCGAAAAGGTGAAAATGGAGAATTAGTCTTTGACTATGATTCGTTCCCAGTATTCACTGCAGAGAATTGTGGTGGCATAAAGCGATTGATTGGAACCACCCGCACGCATCCGGATATGTGTGACTTTACATTGATGGAGTACCGTGGTCTGAATATCAACCATTTCGTTGAATCATCTGGAGGAAAGTTGAATTTTGAAGAGCTTATCCAGTTGGTTTGCAAAAAGTTCACGATGAAAGAGAATCATCATCTTGGCTACAATGTGGGTTTGAATGATACCCTTAGAACATTTAGGGAGATGCGTGATTCATTCTTCAAAATTGACTCTGAAGTTGAAGCTTCTTTTGAAGAAGTGAAGTTTCCTCCACAGAGCGGTAGAGAGGAATTTGAAATCGGGGAACGCATATGCTTTAGGCTTTTTGGTCCGGATGAAGATCCTCATTCTGAGATTGTGCTCCAGACGTTTATGAAAAGAGAAGAAATTGCTGTTTTGCCCCTGGATCGCATGTTGGATATACAGGTTGATTGCAGTGTGTCGGATCTGCTATCAAACCATGTAAGTTCTTTTAGATCTCGATATATCCGAGAAAATATTCCGGAGAATCTGGAATTTGTTCTTTATTTGCTCCAGCATGTTTCGTTTCCAGGAGGTTATGATCCACAAGTTGATTTGGATCGTTTTTGTGCCTCCGTTGAACTGGCGCTTGAGCATCTCTTCTCTGATGAGTTTGATTTAGCTCTGGATTACATCCCCTGGCCACCTACAGCGAGAATGGTTGTTACTTGCCTTAGGTACCTTTTTGATCCTTCAATTTTCAATGAGTCGTGCCAGGTTATTTGCGCGCCTGGAAGACTTTCTCGAGAAGAAATTTGCGGGGAAGTTATTGCTCCTCAGATGATGCGAGAGAGTAGTGGTGATCTTTGGACACCTCAGACTGGTTTAGAGGAAATTGAGGATGTGGTTTCAATTAAGAAATCTACCGATATTGTTCATAGTCGGGAGTTTGAGGATGATTTTGAATTGCCACAGCATCAGATTCAATATTTGAGATCTCAAAAGCTGGTCAATCATTCGCGATATTTGCTGCTTTACTTTGGCTTTGTTGTGTTGATGAAACAAGCCTATGTGTATCGCAATGAGGAATTGGTTCCACACCATGTTTTTGACAGTGTTATGACTGTTCTTAGTGGTGAGGCTTGGAAAGATTTTGTTGAAAATGGTGTGAATTTGAATATTGCTCGTGTTGTTGAAGAAGCCGAGCGGTGCTATAAGAGTTCAGCGCCAAGACTTTCTCGTGCTATGTATGATAGAGCTCATGAGCAATTGCCCGAACTTCAAATTATTTATGAGAAGGAATCGGATACATGGATCGGTAAGATAGGCAAATTCTATAGGGATTGCTTATTGTATCTTTCTGTGGCTGGTTCTGAGTTGGGGGATTCCAGTTTGGGAATGATGATTAAAAGTGAGCCTCTTCGGAAAAGCCTGGGTACCGTCGCCTTCTTGGGTGGTGGTTTTTATTTGGGTTTTAAGGTCGTTCGTATGCTTGTTACTACACTTTTCTCATATGTGCCTATGTCGAATGTTAAGACTGATAAAATTCGTCGTACGAGGAAGGTGGGTCGAGCTCCAAAACATCGTCCAGAGGGAGCCAGTCAGATGAACACTGCTCTTAGTGATAATAAGGAAATGATTTATCGAAACTCCTTGTTTGATATTTGGTTCCCGAAGGAAGATGAAGAGGATACTGAGTACCATGCTGGAATGTGTATTGGTTTGCGAGGGCAGTCGATTATGATGCCTTGGCATTTTTGGTCACAAATCGCCACATATTTCTATGAAGGAGATTTAGATGGTGAACAGGAAATTACTCTTAGGCGCCCGGGTAGAACAAAAACTCATTTTGTTTTGACCGTGAAGGAATTTGTTGAAGGTGCTGTAGAATGGGAAGAAGGTGATTCACAAGATCTTATTGTGATTCGAATGCCTAAAAATTTCCCATTCGTGAGAGATATAACCAGTCACTTTGCTACGGAAGCTCAACATGCATATTATACGAAAGTGCATGCTGTTCTTTGTTTGCCGTCTTCTCCGGAAAAGGAAGGAGTGGTCGAAAGGGAAGTATGTAATGTTATTGCTCATCCTGTTAGAAATAGTAGTTTGGGTGATGACTTGCATGACACCTATGTGGTCAAAGAATTGTATAGGTATGAAGCCATAACCTCCTATGGTGATTGTGGTGGTCTTTTGTTTGTGAATGATCCTCAGAAGTCTGGTCTTATTATTGGCATGCATATTGCTGGTTCGGCTTCTAAGTCTTGTGGTTTGGCTTCCAAAATTACGCGAGAGTTTGTTGAGCAGTATTTGCGTCGAGCTGATGAATCCTATTGTGAGGAAGATCAATTAGGACTTAAGTTAGATGCAACAAATAGTGTGATTTCAGATATGTCCACTCTTGGTCTTGCTCGTCCAGAAATGAGAACACCAGGTTCACAGCAGCAGACTAGCTTTGTCCCGACTGTTATTAAGGACAAAGTATTTGTCAGTCCAAATGGCTTGGCTCGTTTAAAGCCATTTAAAAAGGATGGTAAGATGATTGATCCTATGGACATTGCTGTTGAAGGTTATTCTGGTAATTTTGTTAGGGTATCACCTAGAGCAGTTGAAGAATCTGCTGATAGTTATTTTGATTATCTGAACCATGTTTCTGGGAATTCAGTTGTCAAGAAGGTGTATTCTTTTGAAGAAGCGTCTCTTGGTGATGGTCCAGGTTCCGAATTTAAGGCTGTTCCTCGTGTTACCTCTGCCGGTTTTCCTTACAATTCAATGCAAGGAATTGCGTCTAAGCAGAGGTTTTATGGAAGTGGGGAGGAATATGATCTTTTGAATCCCGAATGCAAACTTTTGAAAGAAAAAGTGTCTTATATTGAAAAGAGAGCTAAGGAAGGTGTGCGTTGTATGCATATCTTTACAGACTCTTTGAAAGATGAAAAGAGACCTCTTGAAAAAGTTGCTAATGGAAAAACAAGAATGTTTGCTGCAGGTCCCACTGAGTTATTACTGTTGACTCGTATGTATTTTGGTGCTTTCTCCAAATGGTGTATTAGAAATCGAATTGATAATGGTATAGCCATAGGAGTGAATGAGTACAGTAGTGAGTGGGACCTAATAGGGCGAAAACTGAATTCCTTTGGTGATGGAAGGAATAAAGGTGCCGGTGATTTCAGTGGCTTGGATAAGAGACAACTTCCGATCTTCTTTCAGGCTATCGTACATAAAGTTAATGAATGGTATGGTGGTTCTGAGGAGGAAAATAAGGTTCGTGAAATTCTCGCTATCGATTTGATGTTTTCAAGGCATGTGAATCGAGGAGTGTTTTATGAATGGACAATGTCCATGCCAAGTGGGCACTTTTTGACTGCCCTGTTTAATAGTATGGTGGTTCAGATGATGTTTCGTATCTGTTTTTACCGGATTACTGGTTTTTCCATGTGGGATTTTCCAAAGTTCGTTTTCCTTATTGTTCTTGGTGATGATAATGTTTTCGCTGTACATGAGGCCTTGAAGGAGAAGTTCAACGAGGCATCTGTTGGTAAGGAAATGTTAAGTTTGGGACATGTTTATACTTCAGAGGATAAGGAAAGTGAACTTCGTGTTGTGTTGCGGGATTTATATTCTGTGACCTTCTTGAAGCGCACTTGGAGAATGCACAGTGACATGAAGCCTCCCCGTTTGATGGGTCCTCTCCTTTTGGAGTCAGTACTTGATATTTTGAATTGGAGAAAGAAAGGTGGAAATATCTATGGAGATGTTGAAACCAATATTGATACTGTCTTGCACGAGCTAGTTCTTCACGGTGAGAAGGTCTTTTCTCATTGGTCTAAGAAGATAGCAGACGTGATAGACGAAACTCCCGGTCTCAGCAGACCACCGAAGATGTCGTATAGAGCGCTTCTTGCGGACATTGCTGAGAGGGATGGGTTCTCTTATTATGAGAGAAAGATGGGTCTTGATTACGGCAGTCGCGAGAGAGACATGGTGGATAAATCTCTCGATACTGAACGCCTGGCTCAGTCTTTTGAGGCGGTGATGACAAACATCACGGGTCTGCCTCAGAGTGGACATGCTCCACAAATTGGCCCACAAACCACCAATCCAGCAATAGGTAACCGCACCAGTTGTTGGATTCCTCAAAGCGGAGCTGCACAAAATAATGATATAAATGGCGTGATGACTGAAACACGCCAGGATGAAGGTCCGTCAGATGTTTCCATTGGTATAACAAATGTTGCCAATGATGGTGGTGTTAGAATAGCCACCATGGATTATGTGCCCATTTCGAGCGAACTTTTGGAGGTGGCTCGGACTGGTGCTGGTGAGGATGTGAAGGCATTTCTTGCGCGACCAAAGATTGTGAAGGCTGGCGTTTTATCGACTTCGGATGTGGCAAATATGGCCTTGTGGTTTGTTGATATACCACATGGACTTATGGCTAAAGGTGATATTTGGTACGAGAAGATTAAGGGTTTCTTGGGTTTCAAAGGAACCCTTCACGTATCAATTCAGCTTAATGCTAATAGGTTTCAACAGGGCCGCTATATGCTTACTTGGGTTCCAACTGCTGGGGCGTGGAATAATAGGGGCTGGGTGATTAATACTCATACAGCCACTCTTACAGAGACAACTCAGCTGCCCCATGTTGAAATTGATGTTAATTGTGACACAGAGGCTACGTTGATTATTCCTCAAGTCACTGCTCAGGGTTGGGCTACCATCAATTATGGACAGAGTGATAATGTTGGTTCCAATGGGAGCTTGAGGTTGATTCCATATTCTCCATTGGTATCACCTGCTGGCTCGACTAGTGTGGGTTATACCATTTATGCTCATTGGGAAGATGTGGAAGTTGCTTTGCCAGCAATTCCTCAATCTGGTCGTGTGAGGACACGTGTGAAACGCAGGCCAGGTCCTACGCCTGTGGAAGCTGAACGAGATTCGGTTGATATTGGTCCCGTTCAAGCTATGTCCTCGAAAGTTGCTCTTGCTGCAAGACATTTAGGAGTTGTTCCTCTCTTAAGTTCCGTTGCTGGTCCTGTTGCTTGGGCAGCTGAGATTTCGTCAAATGTTGCTTCAGCTTTTGGTTGGTCAAAGCCTAGAGATATGGGAAAGATTTCTATTGGCACCAGAACTCTTTTACCTAAGATCTCTAATATTGATACTGTTGATTATAGTACCAAATTGTCTTTGAGTGACAAAAATGAGTTGGAAGACATTCCAAATTTAGGAGGAACGGAGGAAGATGAAATGTCCTTCGATTATATTGCTAACATTCCTGCTTGGATAAATACTTTCAATTGGACAACTGCTTCAGCTCCTGGTGTTCTTTTAGCGACGTATCCTGTCACTCCGCGTTACTTATATAAGAACACGACTCAAGGAAGTGTTGTCCTAAGTCACTTGACTCCTCTTGCTTTTGTTTCTAGATTTTTTGGTCTTTGGAGGTGTGATATTAAATATACCTTTAAGTTGGTCAAGACTGAATTTCACTCGGGTCGTCTACTCGTTGCTTTTGAGCCTCTGGACCGTATGGCTGGTTGGGGTGCCACGCCTACTTTGGATGATACGATTTGGTTGCATCGCCATATTATTGATGTTCGTGAAGGGAATGAGTTTTCTGTTACCATTCCTTTCATGGCTTTGCAGCAATATCGAGAGACTCGTGGAGCTGATGCTCGTATTGGTAATCTCCGCGTTTTTGTCCTCAATGGATTGGTTGCTCCCGCTACTGTTTCATCATCTGTTTCGATTCATGTTGAAGCGGGCGCTGATGGGCATGTTGAGTTTGCACAGCCCGTTAGCGTCAGTGGCTCATGTACTGGTCAATGGGTACCTCAGAGTGGGCGTGGAAATACTTGTAAGATTGCTTCTGGGAGAATAGGAGGAGCATCTTCTGGCAACACTACGTTGCCGGCGCGTGCTTGTATCGGAGAGAAGATATTGTCTTTCCGTCAGCTGCTTAAGAGGTTCAACTCGAAGATGAAGGTTGTACCTGGGACAGGATTGATAGGAACTAATAAGTTTCTTACATTTTATCCCTGGACCATCCATACGAATGCAATGGATTCAGTCCCTGCAGCAAAGTACAGTGACTGGTGGTCTGATACGTTTGATGAAGTTGCTGTTTGCTTTGGTCTCTTTCGAGGATCGATGCGATACAAGTTCCTGTTCCAGCCTGGAGATCAGAGCCTATGGTTTGGAAAGGCTTCTCCAGTACCCGTTACTGAGAATATGTTTTGGTCCACGTTTTATACCCCTAGTGAGGGCTTACCAACAGGTACTGCACCCGACAATGCACCTGGTCGCATGTTTACTGTGGCTAGAAGCGATATGTCGGGTGCCCTGGAGGTTGAGTTTCCTTATTATTCTCAATTTCCTGCTACTCCTGTAGGTGAGCTTTATGCTAATCCTGCTAGTAGTGTTAATACTATGTCGATTGCTTCGACTGCTCCTATACCTCTTGTCAATGGGTACTTGGAGCGGAAGACGTCAGTCGCGAATGATATCCCAATCCCCGATTTGTTTAGAGCAATTGGGGAGGATGGAAGTTTGTCTTTCTTCCTTTCCACTGTACCGCTCATTGGGTACGTTTGGGATGCGTAATAGTTCTTAAAAGTTTTTATAACTCTGTAGAAAGGGTGAATTTTCTTTTTGTATATATTTATCTACCATTGATGGTTAAAGAACTCAGGTTCATGGCAGTACCATGTTTCCGTACTTATAGTTCTTGACTGGAGGTAGCCGGGTTTTTAGTTGCCAGCCTCGTAGGTAACGTTGTAAGAGGCACC